CAAAGGAATGTGCTAGATTTGTGCTTCCACTTGCTACTCCAACAAGACTGTATATGACTGGTTCGTGCCGTTCTTGGGTTCACTATATTACTTTGAGATCTGCACACGGTACACAGAAAGAGCATATGGATGTTGTGGAGAAGGCAAGATCCATATTTGTAGAACAATTCCCTTCCGTTTCTGAAGCACTTGGATGGACTTAATTATGGCAATTAATGATGACATTAAAATCACTATCAACCTCAATGAGTTGGTAGAAGCAAGAGCAAAACTCTTGACTCAGTATGAAGATTTCTCAAAGGCAGTGACATCTGGAGAGTATCTTGATGAGAATGATATAGATAGAATAGCAGTTAATTTAAGAGATACACTTACTTGGGATACACTTTACTTTATGGTAGATACTTCGATCTATGATTATATGGGATTAAAACATCCAGATAAACCTAATTATGGTGAGAGAACCATTGAAACTATTGAGTTAACAATGGAGAAGGAAAAGAAAGCAAGAGAAAAAGAGTTTAAGAAAAATTTTGATCTTGTTAAACTAGAATCATCATCATGGACAATTGAAGTACCAGTGAGGAAGAAAAAGTGATTGCTAAGAAGAACGTAAATCTTGAATATATAAAAGAAATTCCTGAATGGGAAAAGATCTATCTTGAGAGTATGAGAGGAAATCTATCTAAACAACAGATAGAACTTCTCGAAGGGCGAGATATAGCATTTAATGAAGGAATGATTTATGGTCAAATGTACAATGATTGGAAACGGAGGAGATGGGATGCCGATTTATCCAGTTAAAAACTATAAAACAGGTGAAACTAAGGAGTTAAACCTTACTATAGCAAATTACGAAAAATGGAGAGAAGAGAATCCTGATTGGGATAAGAATTGGCAAGGTGGTGTTGCACGGGTTGGAAAATATCCTCGAAGGGCGTTAATTAGTGATGCCATATGTGCGGAAACCAGAGCAATGGATGTAGTTACAGAATTAGAAACAGATCGTACTATGAAGAAATTAGAAGAAAAAGATATGACATTTGCCTACGATAACCCTCAAGGAGCAAAAGCACATTAAAATTATGGCAACGTATCCAGTAGTAAACAAAAAAACAGGCGAACAGAAAGAAGTCGCAATGAGCATCCATGAATGGTCTAAGTGGTGCGAAGATAATCCAGATTGGACTAGAGATTGGTCTGATCCTTCAACAATGCCTGGTGTAGGTGAAGTTGGCGAATGGCAAGATAAATTAAGAAAAAAAGCACCTGGTTGGAATACTATTTTAAAGAGAGCACAAAAAGCTGCTCCAAGAAACCCTACCATAAAAACGCTCTAATATAATGCCTAGAAAAAAGAAGGTTGAACAACCCATAGGGGTCGGTTTGACGACCAAACAAATAAAAAGAAGAAAACCAATTAATACGGATTATCTTGTTGATATTACTCCATTAACAGATAATCAAAAAAGATTATTTGATTCTTATAAAGAAGGAAAGCATATTATTGCTTATGGTCTTGCTGGTACAGGTAAAACATTTATTACCTTATATAATGCGATAAGAGATGTTCTTTCTACAGATACTCCGTATGAGAGAATCTATTTGGTTCGTTCATTAGTGTCTACTCGTGAAATTGGGTTCTTACCTGGTGATCATGAAGATAAGGCAGACATCTATCAGATACCATATAAGAATATGGTGAAGTATATGTTCCAAATGCCTTCTGATGCTGACTTTGAGATGCTTTATGGCAACTTAAAGGCACAGGAAAGTATTAAGTTTTGGAGTACTTCTTTTATTCGTGGCACAACTCTAGATAATGCTATTGTGATTGTAGATGAGTTTCAAAACCTTAATTTTCATGAGTTAGATTCTATCATCACTCGTGTGGGTGAAAATTCAAAAATTATGTTCTGTGGTGATGCGAGTCAAAGTGATCTTACTAAAACTAATGATCGTAATGGTATTGTAGACTTTATGAGCATCTTGCGTAAAATGCCATCTTTTGATATAATAGAGTTTGATGTTGAGGACATTGTTCGTTCTGGACTTGTCAAAGAATATATTATTGCCAAACTTGAGAACGGAATGTAATGTTTAATCATGTTGATTTAGATCTCCAACCTCTTGAAAGAGAGCATATTGATGGAGTTCGTTATTATAAGATTCCTGATGAGGATGAACTTGTCAAAATGGTTTCTATTACCTCAGTAACCAGTCATTTTAATAAAGAGATTTTTATTAACTGGAGAAAAAAGGTAGGTAATGAGGAAGCAGATAAGATCACGAAAGCAGCAACTGCTCGTGGAACTGATATGCATACTCTTACAGAACACTATCTGAAGAATGAAGATCTACCTGATGTACGTCCCATTTCAGACTTTTTATTTAAGATTGCTAAGGGTAAATTAAATAAAATAGACAATATACATGCTCTGGAAGGACCGCTATATAGTAAAGAACTAGGTATTGCTGGAACCGTTGATTGTATTGCTGAGTATGATGGCGAGTTAGCGATAATAGATTTTAAGACATCTAAGAAACCTAAACCAAGGAACTGGATCGAACACTATTTTGTCCAGTGTATGGCATACGGATGTATGTTATATGAGATGACTGGAATATCAATTAAAAAATTAGTCATTATTATGGCATGTGAAAATGGTGAGTGTGTGATTTATGAAGAACGAGACAAAGCGAAGTACATTAAACTTCTCGGAAAATATATTAACAAATTTGTTAAAGATAAACTGGAGCTCTATGGAACCAAATAAAGAATTAGAAAAGGCGATAGAGAGCAAGTTTCTCACACCTCAAAAGTTTGCTATGGAAATCGAAAAGATTGTAGCAGAGGAAGAATTTAATTATATTGATGCGATATGTTATTATTGCGAATCTAATAATATTGAGGTAGAATCAGTATCTAAGTTAATTTCAAAACCTTTAAAGGAACGATTAAAATGGGACGCAACCCGTCTTAATTTTATGAAAGCAACTTCTAAAGCTAAACTTCCAATTTAATATGCCCACACAACCTATTTTTCCATCTCCAATTTATCTTGAAAAAGTATTTGATGATGAGTATGAGGAAATACAGGAAGAGTTGATTAATGCTTGTAATCAATTAGATTTTCATCATCCATCGATGGGAGATACTCATGAACTTAGTTTAGCAGAAGATGGTACGTTATTTTCTGATAATGTATTAGAAAGATATCAATGTCATAAGTTTTTAGCATTCTTATATAGGAATGTAATGCGATATGTTGGTGATCTTGGATATGTTGATATTAATAATATAGTACCGTATGAAGAATTTATTAGTGATGAATATGTTGATGATATAAATTATCCTAATCAGTACATTGTTGCTCACTCTTGGTTTACTAAAACTAATAAGGGGCAATATGCTCCTATGCATTATCATGGATCTACTGATATTTCTGGAGTTTATTATCTACAAACAAATGGCCAAGATGGTAATTTGACTTTTTATAGTCCTACTAAGGAATTGATATCTAGTTTTGTGTATTCGCTCATAGATGATAAGCAAGAGATACCTTTAGAACAAGGAATACTTGCTTTATGGCCAGGTTTGTTGTATCATACTACTGCTAATAATGAAACTGATCATCAAAGGATTAGTTTAAGTTTTAATATACAATTCCCTAGAAAGGGGTTTTGTCGTAATCATGTAAGTAAACAAATCAAAGGTATTAAACCTCATTAAATATATGCCATCTAAATTAGATTTACTACATTATAGACTACAGGCTATACTTAGAGAGTATAATATGCCTGATCTTGAATATATTGGCGAAAGGCCAAGTTATAAAACAGGCGAAAATGTCCATTGGTATCGTATAGGAAAAGCTGAAGTTCCTATAGATGCTATTACTGAATTTGATACTGAGGAAGAATTTAATGACGAAGAAAAAAACTAGACTTGCTGGTGCTCAACTTCCAATTGGCATTGACATACAGTGGAACAAAAAAGAAATTCTTAATGCTATTGATTGGGCATTAGAGAATGAAGTAGACCATCTTCTAACACCAGAAGGATCATTATCTGGTTATGGGTATAGATGGATGGATAAACTTGAAGAAATACAGGATGCTATTAAGGAAATAGAGCAGAAAATTGAGGGAAAAAATATATTTCTTCATTTAGGTACTCTTAATAAGGAAAAAGAGTGGATGGGAGATATTCATAGAAATGAAATTAGACATTATTGGGGAAATCCCCAGATTGAGGATTTTCCTATTCAACATGATGTATCTCCTGAAAAGTTATTTGAGGTAACTCATAAAACATATACTATTCCAAATGATGCTGCGGTTGGTAGAGATATTGATGAACCATTAAGAATATTTCCTTTTCCTGGTGGTGGTAGGAATGCTCAAGCAGTTGGAATGCTTTGTAATGATATGTGGGGTGCTGTAGAAGAATCTGGTGTAGCGATTAATGAGTTGTTAAAAGGTAGAGGTGTGGATCTTATCTTACATGCTACTAATGGTTTAAAATGGCCTACGAATGATATAAGACAAGAAGCTTTTGATAAGTACCATGATGGATTTTTAAGGATGACTGCTTTTAAATCTTTATCTTATGTTTTAACAGTTGATACATGTACTCCTTGGCATTGGGATCCTGAAAAAGACATTGATAAGATGGATGCTGTTTTGACATCTAGTGAGAGTGGTGTTGTTGATTTTAAAGGATGGAAAACTAGTGTTCCTAGATCTGGAAGACAATTATTTTATTATGATGTCGATCTTACATTATCTCAGTTTGAAAGGTTTGGAAGATTTGATATGGATCTTACAGATACATATCCATTCCCATTAGGAAAATTCAATTGGGAGGGATATTTTACACCACGTATGAATGGATGAAGATTAAAGTGACTCCTTTTGAGACCTATCAAGCATATCTTGGAATGAAAAGTCATTTTACTAATCCTAAGTATGACTTTTTTAAGTATGGTGGTAAATCTCGTGCTACAATGGCATCATTCAATAAAAGAAAGGATAAGTACTGGTTTGAGAAAACTTCTAGGAAGTATTCAGATCAAGAGGTAATAGATTTTCTTTTATCAAATTTCGTAAACGCTACTAACCCCCAAAATTTATGGATTGGAGAAATTATCAATTCTGGCGAAAGAACATACGCAGAATGGAAAATGAGGCAACAGAGTTTGACGTATATGTTCACGGAACAATCAGAGAACTTACT